GTTCAGAGGTTAAACCGCCCATGTAGATGTTCCCGGTGGATTGAAAATACATCATGTCGGTGCCACCGCCCCTGATTCTCAAATCTTGGGTAAGGTCCATGTAATTATCTGTCCCGTTAAAATACAGCGCCATATCTCCGCTTGCGCCTACCTTAATCTTAGTACTGTCTGCAACAAGTAATGAATCATCACTCTCATCCCAAAGCATATACTTGCCGGAGGTTGCACCGAAAAATTTAACGTCTTTTCCTGTATCATCTACGCCGACTGTAATAGTGCCACTAAATTGTGAATTTCCTGAAACATCTAATGTTCCATTAAGATCAACTGCTGTAGCTGTTAAATCAATTTCATCAGTTGCACCTAAACTAAGTACAGTTGCGCTTGAACCTTGTATAAACTGACTAACATCATTAAAACAAATTTTATTAGTTGAATTAAGAGTAAGTCCTGTTCCATCAGTATGTGTAAGAGTTGTATCATTATCTGCACCAAATCCTAAAACTGCTGAGTCAGATTGAAGTTTTAAGTCATCATCAACAAAAAGATCAGGAACAGCTAAATCTTGTAGCATATCGTAAACAACCGCACCACTACCCGCTCCATCTGTAGCAAGCATTTTAGTTTGACTTGCTAGTATTGCTACATTTGCTCCACTCCCTTGTGTAAAAGTAAGCGTATAAGAAGTAGCGTTTTCTATAATCCAAACTTTAGATGCTGTATTAGGTGCTAGTGTAACTGTACACGCTTGACCGCCTCCCGTAAGTTTAAGGTATATCCTTCTTGGCTCACTATTAGTTTCAGTTCCATCAGGAATAGTTAATGTATCTGTAGAAGCATTAGCAACTGCTTTAGTTGCATATCCAAACGCTTCTCCAATAAGCGTTAAATTAGTGTTGGTTGTTGTACCCCAGGTTCCACTACCGTCACCAGTAGCCATTTCATCGAGTCTTAAATTATTTACATATGAAGATGCCATTACGCTACCTCTTTCCAATCAGGAGTTTGAGAGTCATCTACTGAACTCCAGCTAGGGGTTTGTGAATCAGAAACCGCTGACCAAGAAGGTGTTTGATCCGGGACAACTCTACCCCAGACCAGAACCCCCGAAGTGGATGCAGTAACCTCGTTACCTGTGACTTCAACGGATGACGTTCCTGTAACGGTGACAGAACCAACAGAGGATGTAGACGCATCACTGGTAACTTCAATCGTGTTATTCGTGACAAGCGAGACTGAGCCGACCGCAGAAGTTGCCACATTCCCACTCGGACTGACCGTAGCCTTGCCCGTAGCGGTAACACTGGCCGTTGATACGGTTGCGGAGTTACCTGAAGCGGAAACACCCGCAGCAGCCGTAACCGTGACAGAAGCAGTGGATACGGTTGCCGAGTTTCCTGAAGCGGAAACACCGGCAGCGGCAGCAACCGAAACTGAGTTAACACTAGCGGTTGCGGAGTTGCCCGTGAGAGTAACGGTGACATCGACAACGCCGCCCCATGTGGACGACCCCCATGTACTATATCCCCAAGTGCCTGCTGCCATGACTTAACCATCATCTTTCATTACGCGATTCTTATGATCGCATTGCTCGCATCTGCTGCCGGAAATGTGATCGTAAAATCACCTGCCGTTGAAGTCTTATCGCCACCGAAAGCCAGAACCACCACTGCGCGGTTCGCAGAACCTGCGGTTGTACTGGAATTGTAAATCAATGCCCCGTTTGCGGTGATCGTCGCGGAACTCCATGTTGTATCAGCAAAATCTGTAAGAGCTGTCGTACCTGAAGTAGAGGGATCGACATTGGTCAATGTATTCCCTCCCGCTGAATAATTTGTACCCGAAACCTCATTCGTGGTCGTGTATGCAGTCGTACTGGCGCTCATGGTCGAGCTTGATGTGTAGAGTGCTATCTTGAATGTGTTTCCCGTTCCCGTGGTTGTGGTCGTGCCGCCCCCGGAGCCGTTATGAAAATTGTGGATGCCCTGGAGCAGCTCAGACTTAAAACTCGTAGTTACTGCTTGCGTGTTTGCCATTAGATTTTCCTCAAAATTTCAGCCATGTCCTCATGGCCCTGTTTAGCAAAAAGGTTATATAAAGTTGTCCGGTCACTACTTATTGCATCCTTACACGCGGATACAATAACATGGTACATCCGGTTCCTGAATGCCTCTGCCTGCACCTTTATTACAGGGTCCGCACCATTTGATATCGAGATGATTTTACTCACCGCCCGTTCTGCGATTTCTTCCGGTGTGAAGCCCCTGTGTTGCGTGGTTTCTACCCCGACCTTCCCTGCATCTGCTGTAACTTCAACTTGAAACATATTACTGTTTTTGCCTTATCGTCATACCGGACCGGTATTCGTCCGTAACTTCCCTTGATTCCCCAAGCATTTTAATGGAAACCATCGCTTCGGCAAACCGCTTTTCGTAGTCCTGTAAAAGGTCTGCTTCTCCTTTCATAAAAGTATACGCTTCTATAAGAGAGCCATATAAAATGGCCTGTGTGGCGTTAATACTCAGCCATGTGGTCCCGTCATCATCCCCAGCCGTTAAACTGGCTGGCCGGTAGAAATAATGCAGTTCAGAAGTATATGAACTGTCAGGGGTAGGCCCGATAATAAAAGTGTCCACATCAAATTGGGCGTAATAACGGGGACTTCCCGTGGTACTGCTGTTAGGGTTAAAAGTCTGTATAAAATTAACGTCCTTGAAATCCAGAAAACTTTTAACGCTACTAGACGTATAGGAAAGGGAAAAAGGTGCCAGAAAGTCGCTGGGACACCCGAGATACTGGTTGGAAGAAGTCATTGATCCCGTTACATTTTTACGGAACAGGCTCAAATGGGCGTTTTTCAGGATGCGCTCTTCTGCATTCTTTATGAATACAGACAGGTTGTTGGTAAACGTGGTTTCGTCGTTTTCCGTGTAATTCTGGATAGCCGTCTTTAAAGTAGAGTAAGTAAAGCTCATGTCGTAGTCACCGTAACCTGTCCCACTATTGCGAATACCCTTGTGGGGATAAACGTCTTTTCAGATAAAAGGGGAGTATCCACGTACACCACTACGGGTTCTACCCTGTCGGGCCTCGGGTCTTTCAGGGCTTGCGGGTCGGAGAACTTACGGAAAGGGCCCAGTTGCGGGTGTTTTGGCTCATATTCGTCAAAACCAACCAGCATTCCGGTCCATTCCTTCTTCATCCGGTCTAAGCGGTAACGGAAGCCGGACCTGTCTGAAATCCCGTAAGCCCGTTTACCTAATGCGTATTTAGACACGGTCATGCACCGTAGTAGTTATAGCTGGGGGCTATGGTAAGGGAAGCCCGGTCACGGTCTTCCTCCATTGCACGGTTGAATTCTTCATCATAAATAGCTTTCAGCAACTGGATTCTTTCAGGAGCCCGTTTTATGGACAGGTAGTAAGCCAGTCCTGCTGCCAGACAAGGATAAAACCGGAAAGGAATCTGGAGCGTATTGGTATAGTCATCGGCATCGTCCATACGGATTAACCGGTCAAACTTGATGATATCCGTATTATTTTCCGGAACCGGCCATAATTTCAAAATAGGGGTGATCTGACGGTCCAGAAAGAACTGGGAAGGACGCCCTGTCTGGGTTTTATTGGGAATATTCAGGAATTCGTCCCTGCTTAACCGCGTGATCCCGTAATCCGTGCTGTCACGGGTAATTACGGCAGATAGCATGTCAATAGTCTTCTGGGTAGTGGTTAAATCCACTGCTGCAGATACGGTAGTAGTGGCCGCGCTGGTACCGCCGGTAATGGTTTCACCACTGGTGAATGTGCCGGAAGGTATAGTAATTGCCATCGTGGTGGAAGAAGGCAGGCTGGTGATGGATGCCGTAGCGGCACTGGTACCGCCGGTAATGGTTTCCCCTACGGTAAAACTGCCACTGGCCCCTACCGTCATGGTTAAAGTACCACCTGGGTAATCACTGATGTCCTCGGCCAGCGTGATAGAAGTCTGTTCAATGGTCCACTGGTTGAGGCCACGGTTGGCCCAGTCCGCCAGCATAAGGTTCAAGGACCGTCGCGCAGTCTTCAGGTCATAGCCGGTACGGACTTCCAAGCCGCACCGCTCAAAAGCCTCTTCGACATAACTGGCTATATCCAGTTCAAAATCAACGGAAGCAGAAGTCGCCATCTATTTTTTCCCTTTCCTGACTATACCGCCGCCGCGCAATAATTTAGTAGCAGGGCTGGGTGGATTCCTGCTGCCACCGCCCCTTGAAGGGGCCCCCGCTCCAAGGTTAACTCTTGATCTATTTGAGCGGCCATAGGTGCGAACGGGGAAGCTTATATCCCGTAAAACTTCTCCTTGGAACAGCTCGCCTTCCTCTGGAGGATCTTTTACCGGAGTAGCTCCTTCAGGTAATCCCCATACTGCCCGTGGATTAGAGAAGGTCCCGCGTGGTTTAAGAGTCGCCATCTATTTTTTCCGCTTCTTAGCCATGCCGCCGCCTCGCATCTTGCGGACACCTGTTTTCTTTACCATGCCGCCGCCCCGCATCTTAGGGACCACGGCACATGCGCCTTTTCCAAGATTAACTCTTGATCCGGAATTACTTTTAACCACTTACGGCCTCCTGATGTAGCTTGTTATAAAAATCCGCTCTTAGTTTAAAAACATGGGGAGTTTCATAGTCCCCGAAGTAGCGACTATAATACCCTGAATGCTTCAATTTCTCTGCCGATTCCTGTAATTTGGATAATCGCTGGATAAAGATCATCGCATATTCCATATCCACGCTCGGTTCAAAAGTCCCGTCATCTATGTTTTCATTTGGATCATCTTCGGGATGAAACCCCATTATCCAGACATCTTTTTGTATAAAAAACTCTCTTGAAACAGCTTTGTTTAAATCAAGAAGATATTCATGGAATTTTTTCGGGTCTTTCTCATAGGCCAAATCTACCAAGATAATGACATCATAGGCATCATCAAAAGTAGAGACTAAAGTATAAAGGGGCTGGTAATTAGGCCCGTATTTAAAGGAAAAGCCGACTTTATCCTCTTCCCACGCCTTTTTTGCGTAGGGGCATACAGGCAAACTGCCGTACTTCTCGTTAGGGCCTTCCAGCGCATGCTGGGACCAGTCCCTGATTTCTCCACAAATTTCCTGCTCCAATCCGAGATAGAAAGAAGAAATAGGGCGCATGGATCACCTGTTAAGCATGGAATACCGTCATTGTGCCAAATGTGGAAACCGTGTACTGGACAAATATTCCGGCTGTGAAAAGTAATCCTTCGTCCGGAATCG